CGCTTATCCTGGAAGCGCCGATCTCGAGCAGAAGTCTATGTCGATCTACCTTGTAGTCGACATTCCTTCTTCCGGGTTCGATGTGGACGGTAACACGGTCGCGGACCTTCTGTCCGGATTTGTGCACCTGTTCCCCAACGGTTTCGCTACCGCCGTTACTGGCGTAACTGATACCGTCGCTATCCATGCCTCCGGTCTCTCCATCCTCGCGGGTGAGAGCTGACCTGAGTAAAGTGTAGCTCCGATGCTGGCCCAACACTTGGCTAAGGAAAGTCCACCCCCTATTTAAAGGAGGGGCTTTGAAAAGCCTAATGTTGTTCTGGCGTGAGCTGGCGAAAGATGCTGCCAGCTGGTGTCGCACTAGCGCCACGGATGAGGTTTCATGGTCGAAGGACTATGAAACTCTCGTCCGTCGTTTCGAACACGAGGGGTTATCGTTTCTTACTATAACCCTTCCTTCCTACGCTGAGGGCTTCCAAAAAGCTCTTGACGAAGGTAAGGTAACTCCAGCCCACTTCCCGTCCTTTCGGACAGGAAGAGGAGGTCTCCCCCTGTTTCTTGGAGGTTTCCTGAGTCGTGTGTTCGATTCAAATAGTGGTCTATTATTGGATGATCCAAACGTTGAGGCCATATCCGCCATCCGCCAACTTACGTTGGTATTTGGCAAAATCAATCTTCCTTGTTCAGAAGATCGAATTGATAGGGCTTTTGAAAGGTACATCCAAAATGAGAATGCCGTCAAGACTAGCGATCGAGTACGCTCTAGCGAATTACAGCTGGAGTTTTCTCGAATGGCTAGCCGACTGTGGGGCAAGATCCTTAGCCGACTCGATTCGTCGATCGACTTTGGTAATCTTGTACCACGTCACGGACCTGGTGCTACTGCTGATCGGCTTTCTGGAAACGGAAAGTACCGCCAGCAGGAGTGGCCAGAAAGGCTAGAGAGAGTTTTTCCATACTTGGATAACTCCCTCCCGTCTCCGAGTTACTTTCGTGAACTCGACCGAGTGGCGTTTCTCACCCCGGCGCAGGAACGACCCGTAAGGGTCATAACTGTGCCTAAAACGTTAAAGACACCGCGTATAATAGCCATCGAACCGACTTGTATGCAATATATGCAACAGGCCGTTTCCGAGAAGCTAGTGTACGAGATCGAGAGTGACCCTTTAATGGGCCACTTTGTCGGCTTCACGGACCAGAATCCTAATAAGGATCTAGCCAGAGAGGCCTCACAACATGGCGAAACTGCCACGCTCGATCTATCGGATGCTTCCGATCTTGTCTCTAATCAGCTTGTTCGGGCTCTGGTACGTGGTTTCACTAACGTACTCGACGCCCTCGACTCCACCAGGAGTCGGAAAGCTGACGTACCTGGAGCCGGAGTCATCCGTCTCTCCAAGTTCGCGTCTATGGGATCTGCCGTCTGTTTCCCTGTCGAAGCACTCGTGTTTTGCACGATTGTCTTCATCGGGGTATCCAGACAGCAAAATAGACCCCTGGCCAAACAGGATTTGCAAACCCTGATTGGCAAGGTGCGCGTCTACGGTGACGATATAATCGTTCCTGTAGACTATGTGCAGTCCGTTGTTACGGCACTCGAAGATTTTGGTCTTCGAGTTAACCGTAGCAAGAGCTTCTGGAGCGGATCGTTCCGGGAGTCTTGCGGTGGGGATTATTATGAT